AATTCTCTCGTCACCACGAAAAGGCAGCAGAAAATATCGAGGAAATGAAAAAGAAAATAGATATAATTTTAGAATATATAAGAAAACAATGATAAATAAAGATTTACTAACTATTGTAGATAATAAAGCTGTGCCCTCAGCTTATACTAAAACTATATTAGAGTTTAAAAATTTAGATGTAAAATCTTTAGCTTATATTTATTTTATGATAGATTATAGATCTCCTTATGCAGTTTATGAGTGGGAAGAGCGTGAGGATCAAGTAAAAAATAGTATCTTTGACAAAAAATGGGCAGTAAGTGCTAAAGTAAAAACTGCTTGTACTAAATATGCTGAACTTACAGAGACTTCATCTGTAAAGTTATTAAAAGCGGCTAAAAACTCTGTAGTTAAGTTAGAGAAATATTTTAGAGATATTGATTTAACAGTAATGGATGATAATGGAAAACCAATATTCCATGCTAAGGATTTGATAAATAATTTAGAAAAGATGGGTAAAGTTGTAGAGGGATTAAGTAGATTAGAAGAATTAGTTAGAAAAGAAGAGCAGGCTAATAATAGTAATAGAGGAGGAGTAGAAGTAAATAAATATAGTATGTAATGGAGGAATATAAACAATATGAAGAAGATCTAGAACTTTATGAAACTGCAATGAATAATGCGTATTATCTAATAACTAAAAGAAGAACATTAGATGATATTTATTTTGAATTAGAAGCTGGAGATAGAGATACATATCCTTTACCCTTTAATCCTATAGAGGAAGATGGTAGAACAGCTGATGTAATCGATGTTGTCATTGAATATTTTACATCAACTGAAGAATATGAAAAATGTGCAGAATTAGTAAAGATTAAAGATGAATGTCAGATAGATTCAAGGATATAAATAGAATAAGACCTGCTGCTAAATTCTTTGAAGAGAAAGGATATTATACAGAATCATTACCTGGAACAAAAGATTATTATGATTTTTGGGATGAGGAAGGGAAAAGATGTATGTATGGATACACAATTGATGAATTACATGTTACAGGGTTTCATTATTTCTATTTAAATTATTGTCCTATTGATAGAGCTGTAGATGAAGAACTTCCAGATGGAACAATACAATCTAAACGTGAGAGAACTTTTCCTGCATTTTATGATGGGGATTGGGAGTATTTTCAAGAGATAGATAAAGCTAGAGCTTTAAATAGACATATGATAGTATTAAAAGCAAGACGTAAAGGATATTCTTATAAAGCTGGATCTATGCTCGCTCGTAATTATTTCTTTGTTAGGAATTCAAAGAATTTTGTATTTGCAGGACAAAAGGAATATTTAATTGGTGATGGACTTTTATCTAAAGCGTGGGAATTTTTATCATTTATAGATGATAATACTGCCTGGGCTCAGCCTAGATTAAGAGATAGAGAGATGAGTAAAATGTCTGGATATAAAAAGAAAGTAAACGGTATTGAAATAGAAATGGGTATGAAATCTCAAATTATGGGAGTAAGCCTTAAAGATGCACCCGACAAGGTAAGGGGTAAGGCGGGAGAACTTATCTTCTTTGAAGAAGCAGGTTCTTTCCCTGGCCTCTTAAAAGCTTGGGAAGTAACAATGCCTACAATGAGACAAGGCGCTAAAACATTAGGTATGATGATTGCTTTTGGTACAGGTGGTACAGAAGGAGCAGACTTTGAAGCAATGGAAGAAATATTTTATAATCCAGCAGCATATGATTGTATGGATTATGAAAATGAATGGGATGAAGGAGCATTAGGAACTAGATGTGGATATTTTATTCCAATACAAAAAAACTTAGATGGATTTATAGATATTAATGGTAATTCAAAGAAAGTTGATGCAGTAGAATATGAGAAAGGAATGAGGGAAAAAAAGAAAGGTGCAGCCGATGCCAAATCATTAGACCAATACATCGCAGAGCATCCTTTTTCCCCTCAAGAAGCTACACTTCAAATAACAGCTAATTTATTTGATATAGCTACATTACAAGAACATTATAATACTATTAAAGCAGGAAACTTACAAACAAAAGGTACACAAGGAAGATTATATTATAAAGGAGAAAATGTAGAATTTACACCAGATTATAATTTAAGACCTATAATAAAATTTCCACATAGAAAGGATGATGATAATATCGGATGTATAGTTATATATCAGAATCCTTATAAAAATAAACAAGGAGTAACTCCTCATAATTTGTATGTACTTTGTCATGATCCTTATGGACAGAATCAATCAGCAGATTCATCATCTTTAGGAGCGGCTTATGTATTAAAACGTCCTAATAATGTGTCACAACCAGATGATATTATTGTAGCATCTTATGTTGGAAGACCTAATACTCAAGATGAATATAATCGTAATTTATTTATGCTTGCTGATTATTATAATGCTAAGATAGGATTTGAGAATGATCGTGGAGAAGTTATAGCATATGCAAAGAGATTTAGAAAATTACATAAATTACAACCAGAATTTGAAATGTTAGATAAGCGAGAACTTCAATCTAGACGCGTTAGACGTACATATGGCATGCATATGACAGAAGCACGGAAACATCAAGGTGAGATATATATAAGGGATTGGCTAAATTCACTAAGGGGGGTAGACGATGAAGGAAAAAAATTACTAAATTTGCAAAAGATTTATGATCCTGCTTTAATACAAGAATTAATAAAGTTCAATCACAAAGGTAACTTTGACCGTGTAATGGCTTTAATGATTGGTATGTATCATACCAGAGAATTATATAATGCTGAGGTGTCAGATATCTATAATGATAGATCTCAGGATGATTTTTTTAATAGAGAACACTTTTAAATATGAACTTAAAAACAGACGATCAATATACACACCACCAGATACCAAAACAAAAAATTCCACCTTCTAAGAAAAATGAAGATTGGGGAAAACGTTGTGTAGAAGCTTACATCAGTTTATCTGATATAGGAGGCTTTAGCACCCGCAGAGGACATTTAACAGCTTTGTATGATTTTTATAACGGTCATATCCTAGAAGAAGATTACACCTATGTATTAAAACCTTATGGCAAAGCTAGACGCAACTTTCCGTCTAAAATTCGTAATTATCCTATTATAAAGCCAGTCGTAGATCTCTTGCTAGGAGAAAAAGCTAAAAGACCAATAAATTATACAGTAGCTGTTGCCAATGCGGATTCAGTATCTAAAAAAGAAGAACAGAAAAAGGCAAAAATTATGCAGGCGATGCAACAACGTTTTGTTAATAAACTTAATGAAACACAAGGAGCGCCTTCTACTAATACTCCATCTAAAGAAACACAATTACCTCAACATATAGCTGAAATGTTTGAATCATCTTATGTAGATAAAAGAGCGTCAATAGGTCAAAACTCATTAAGCTATTTGTTATTTCATCAAAATGTTCATCATAAATTTCAAAAAGCTTGGTTTCATTTCTTAATATCTGGAGAAGCGTATACTCATAGAGGAGTAAATAATAATGAAGTATTTTATGATGTGTTAAATCCAATGGATGTTGATTATGATAAAGATCCAGATGTAGATTTTATTGAAGATGGTGATTGGGCATTAGTTAGAAAAGATGCACATGTTAGTACTATTATCGATTTATATAGAGAGTTTTTATCAGCAGCAGAAATGGATCAATTAGAAAATCCAGCAGAAAGTCATGATGGTACTTTCTTAGTTTATGGAGGAAGTCCTGATAATGATCGTTTACGTGGAGGACGTTCTCGTCTTATTGAAGTAATTACTGTATATTGGAAAAGTATTTCTAAGATAGGATTTCTAGAATATCCAGATCCTGAGACAGGTGATATGGAAACGGTAGAAGTTCCTGGTGAATATAAAATGCCAGCAGAATTAAAAAAGATAGGAGCTACTATACTTTGGGATTGGGTTCCTGAAGTATGGGAAGGTACTAGAATAGGCGATGATATTTTTGTTAAAATAGGTCCTACATTAAATCAACGTAGATCTTTAAATAATCCAGGATTATGTAAATTACCTATTAATGGAATTAAGTACTCAGAAATAAATTCTGATAATGTATCACTAGTTCAACTTGGAGTACCTTATCAGATTAATTATAATATTTATAAATATAGATTAGAGATAGCAATCGCTAAATCTAAAGATATTATTGCCCAATTTGATATTAATATGATTCCTAAGAAATGGGATATGGATAAGTTTATGTATTATATTGATGCTATTGGTATTGCTTGGGTAGATTATAATAAAGAAGGTATTCAATTAAATCCACAACATCAGACTGTTATGGATTTATCTATTAAAACTATTCAACAATATGTCGTTTTATTAGAATCTATATTACAAGAATGGGAAAGATTATCTGGTGTAAATAGACAGCGTCAAGGACAAACAGGAGAATATGAAGGTAAAGGAATTACTCAACAGGCTATTATGCAATCTTCTCATATTACTGAAGATTACTTTAGAAAAATATCTACATTAGAAGAAAAAGATATGCAGGCTATGTTAGATTATTCTAAAGTAGCTTGGGTAGCTGGTAAAAAAACTTCTTATGTAATGCCTGATGGAACAGTAGAATATTTAGCTGTTAACCCTTTAGATCATATGGAATCTGAATATGGAATCTTTGTAACTGATGCAGGTCAAGATATTGAAAAGAAACAAAAAGTAGAAGCGCTTGCACAATCTATGATTCAGAATGGCGTTCCTGCCTCTATTGTAGCTGAGGCTATTGATTCAGACAGTTTCACACAGATTAAAGAAAAAATTTCTAAAGCTGAAAAAATTACTCAACAATTAGAACAAGCTCAACAAAAAGCTCAAAATGAAATTGCACAAAAACAAGTTCAAGTACAACAAGACAAAATGGCCTTTGATGCAGATCAAAATGATAAAGATAGAGCTACTCAAATTGAAGTTGCTCTCATTCAAGCAGAGGCAAATGATCTTAATTCTCATCTGAAAAATGCATTAGAGCAAGCAGAAATACAACGTAAATCTAAAGCTGATGATAGCAAATCTGTTTATGAAAAAGGTAAGCTTGCAGTAGATCATAAAAAAATTGATGCAGATGTTAAAATGAATACTGCAGATAATAAAGTTGAAAAAGAAAAAATAGCGGCAATGGTTAAAGCAAAACAGAATGCCCCTAAACAATAAACAAAAAATTGCCATATTAAGAGCTGCTAAGGATGAAGGATACACAGGAGATGTAACTGAATTCTTTAAACAAGCTGAGAATGAAGGCATTTTTACTGAAAGTCCTGAACCAACATCTCCTAAAGTTTCAAATGTAAGTATGGATGATTTAAATTTTGCTGAAGCAGATGATTTTAAATTTAATCCAAAATCTTTACTTGTAGATAAAACTCCTCATAGATTTAATGATAATGATAATTTTATAACTAGTTCTCATACTACAGAACCTAATTCTAAAGCTATTCTTAGATTCTTGAATGATCCAAATTATACTCCTACAGCAGAACCTAGTATGGGAGCTGATGGTGGATTTGAAAAACAATTTAATACAAATTATCAAGAATCTCAAAATTATCAAAGAATAAAAGGGAGTAGAAAAGGAGTAAGACAAAATCCTGATGGTTCGCATTCAACTCATTTAATGGCAGACAA